ATTGATTCAATTTGAATTTTAGAATTGTTAGTTTTTTGGGTAGAACTAACAATTTATAAACAACATGGATTCAATCTTAAATCAGTTTTAGACAAGTGCCTCTGCAAACAATTCTCGAAAATAGGCGTTTTCGATACGGTGTTTTAATTGATTCATCCGGCACATTTCGTTCCATCTCTCTCGGTTATTTCCAATCCATCGATACACTGCGGCCCGTGATGCTTCGGGGTTTTTCTTCGACCATTTCGCTTTTGCCTTTCGTTGTGCTGGTGATGTTTTATATGGTTGTCCGGTGCGTGGGTTTATCTCTATTTCTTCGGCATCAATCTTATGCTGTAAGTCTGCGGTGGTTTCCATTATAAGGTTGTTTATTATTGATAATCGAGAGTCTATATATATAAAGAACATTTTTTTATATGGTTTCGAATTAATGTTTTATGTATTCCATACTCTCCTTGAGTGAATGTCCCATTTCCTCTGCAGTTTGCTTCATACGGTTGAGTGCCGGTATATCCTTGTAAATACTCGAGAGATAGATATGACGTAACATCGATGTCGAAATCTTCTTACCAAATACGGTGTTGAGTTCTCGGGTGATTTGGTTGGCGGTGTATGGTTTCCCGTTTTGTTCGAGTAGGTATGTTTGTCCTGAAGTTTTCGCTAAATACTTCTTGAGAATCGATTTAAAGGGGGCGGGAAATTTGACTCTCTGTGTTCCGTATGTTTTGGCGGTCTTGTATTTGTTATACACCATCTCGTCAGTCTTCATATCAATGTAATTGTCGGTTTTCGTATCGGGATCTTTAACCATGATATAAACCATTTCCGACCGGCGTGGGGGGAAATATACACCGCTCGATAGTGTAAGCATCATATATTTGTTGAGTATCTCTTGCTCGTGATCGTGTAGTGTCTTGGTCTTCGAGTTTAATATTTTAAGTGCTTCGGTTTCGTATGTGTTCTGTAATGTCTTGATACTCTCGTAATCTTCCCAATTATCTTTTTGTTTATCGCTCTTGGTTTGTGTCGATGCTACTCGGTCACTCTCAGTTGAGTCTTCCTGCATTTGTTTTTGTATGAACTCATTCACATGTTCCTTCCCGTTCAATACGACAATGGCCGCTAAATACGTTTTTCGAGTGCTTGGTGCTTTGTCCTCTAATATATCCATTATCTTCTTCTCATTCGTGAAGAATGACAACTCGAATGGTTCGTCTCTCGAGTGTTCTCTGTAATACATATTTGAGAGTAGAGATGTGTATGTCTTGACGGTTGAGTCCGTAATGTTCGGGCGGTTGTCTCGAAGGCGTTTCGAAATACGAGATTGTGCTGTCTTGAATTCTTCGGTGTGTTTGGGCATTCTATATATATTCCTAAATATAATAAATTCCGGTATTTACTAAAACGACTCTCGATAATCGCCTAAAGGGTTAATTAAGCGGTAAATAAAGGGTTAATTAAATGAGTAATTACCAGAAACAAAGACAAACAACCTACAAGCGGTAGTATTTAATCGATTAAATACTGATTGTATGCCTTCATTTATGCCGGAATCAATCGTTTATATTCGTTTATATTCATTTCCATATAATTAAATGAGTTATTACCGGTCGTTTATCCGGATTACATACAATACCACACCTTTGTAGTCTTGTTTAAATATAACTCTCCCCAATATGTCGATGTTAAAACAACAATTACCGCCGTTCCGGCGGCTGTCGTCGCTAAAGCGTTATACGCCATTATAGTATCACCGGTAGATGCTATACATTGTAGTGATGTAGCAAGGGTCCCCCCTACCCGTCTAAACTTGATATGTAACCCATCAGGAACATTCACATTTGTGCTTAACGGTAAGGTGATGCTTACGGTTGCGGTAATTGAGAAACCCTGAATCCCGTGAAATGCAGTAGGTAGAGATGTATTCCAATTAACGGCGCCGGTTATGTTTGTCGGGTTCATTAGCATCGGGAAATATTGTGTGCCACATACCCAGTCTTTAGCTGCTTCATAAAATATATCGGTTTGTATAACGTCCCATATACCCCCCTGTGTTGCTACAAGACGTATAATGGTTTCGTTATATTCCAATAAAATTGATGTTGCGGTTGCTGTAGAGTTCGATTTATACAACCGGAATGTATCTGTTCCTCCACGGTTGATAGTCCAAATTGCGAGGGCGGAAACTTTCGTAAATGTGATTTGTGATCCATACATAGTCGCATCAATTACCGGAAGTTGTAATGATCCATTTGATGTTGTCGAGAGTGTATAGTATTCACTTAATGGTTTTGTTAATACGTTAGGTGTTCCACTTAAGGTTGAGTATCCGTTAATCTTCTGTGCATCATTTTTTACATACAATTCACCTTTAACACGAACATTTGTAGAAGTTCCACCAACATATAAATTGGTTGTTGTATCTCCAAGAGTTAAAACCGATCCACTAATCTGATCGATTGTATTAACCAATAAGGAATCGCTGATTGTCGTATTTGGTGAGGTATAACTTATACCGGTTGTTTTAGTAATTAATGGATTCAATTGTCCCTGAATATTTGATGTTGTTCCTGCTAAATAGGATACGGCAAGAGGCGACACTGTAGTTGCCGTTGCCGGTTCGTAAAGATTAGCATATAAATTTACATAATTAGCGGTAGATGTTCCCAACGTCACATCTGATTGAAATGTGTTTAGTGCTCCGGTAAATACATTAGTTCCAGAATTTAACGGAACAACTCCCGCATTTGGTAGTTGTCCCCCAACATATTTCCATGCAGCCGTTCCTGTAGAAACACACATAAACGAAACATACCGGATAGTTGATGGATACACAATAGTCAATACTGACGCATTCTCACTGTCTATTACATTAAACCCAGACCCAACTATACATCTCGCCGTCAATACGCTTGTATCCTGAATTACAATATTCACAATTGTGCCTAATCCTGCCGTAGTAGGATTCGGGAATCGAACCGTTTGTGCTGTCGAACCGGTTATAACAATTGTATTTGCGCTTCCAAACGCCCAGTTATACCCTACACCAGATGACGCAACAACTACTACACTCTCTAATTGTGATTTATTCGAGAGTGTTAATGTGTTTGTAATCAATCCACCGGTATGTGTCTTTTGCCCGCTAATGGTTTGCGTAGATGATATATCCACGAAACGGGGCGTGGTTGTATTATCAATTTTAACGGCGGGTATAGCATCATTATTGAATACGGGGTCTGTAATAAACGTATAAACGGCATCTATATTTTGTGCTATGGTTGAACCGGTTTCGAGAAATCGTGGGGTAGTTGTATTATCTATTACTGATGAGTCAATAGCGTTTGCATTAAACGACGGATTGGTTGAAAATGACATGGCACCAGTCACCGTTGTTGTTCCACCAATGGTTAAATCGGTTGTAAAACTCCATACTGCCGAAACCGTAGCTGCTACGGTTGCCTTTAAAAAGTCACTCACGTTTGCTATTGCGTTTTGTGGAATCAATCCTGCATTTACTGATGGTGATACTAATACTCGATTTAAAAACGCAAATTGAGCGGGTGTAATCGTTACGGTTGTTCCGGCGGAATTTACCGCACTAATGGTTTGAGTGAGAGTAGTTGTGATATAATTTGCTCCATTCACTAATGCTCCGTTTGGTATTGTTGCGCTTGTAATCGATGCTCCCGACATTACCGGTGCGTTACTAAATGTTTTAACCCCCGCTATGGTTTGTGCCCCTGTTAATGCTACAAAACTCGAGTTGGTTATTACGGTAGATGGTATTAATCCACCCGAAACATTCGATAAAAACGAGAGTTGAACCGGTGTAATGGTTAGAGAATTTGCCGAGATATTACCTAATAGAGTAAATACTGACCCAACCTGTATTGTTAAATTCGATAAAAACGAGAGTTGAACCGGTGTAATGGTTAGAGAATTTGCCGATATATTACCTAATAATGTAAGTATTTTTCCAGATGGTATATTCAATCCACCCATAGTATAAGTTGTTTCGGTTGCCCTACCCAGTATAATCTGATTGCTTCCAGTTATTATTGAACCATACCCGACTGCCGTTGAATCCGTATATGTTCCTGCGGTGGAAACGTTCGATGTTGCCCCCAAAAAGGTGCAATTAGTTAATACATTCGATGAACCGGATTGTGTGATGCATACTTGTGATCCAATAAACGTGTTATAGTTGCTTCCGGTATTTAGTATGTTTGACGCACTTCCATACCCAATACACGAATTATAATTTGAAAAACAATTCATTAATGACGAACTCCCAATACACGAATTAAACGAACGACCCAGAGAATTACTATATGCCGAGATGCTGTTATAACCATATACGGCATTGTCGTTTGATGACCCGTAACCATATGCCAAAACATACGTTCCATACGAACAATTGCGGGCGGAATTCGAACCGGCATAACCTAATCCTTGACCTGCCAAATATCCCAATGCGCAATTATCGTCACAATTAAGTTGATTCCACCGGTTTGCTTGGTAGCCCACCGCAACGCATCGAGAAATTCCGGTAGATGGTCCCCCCTGTTCTAAAGCGGCATACCCAATAGCTACGCAACCATCTACATATGACGCCTGTTGTTGAGTAGAACCTGCGATGTTCGATTGCCCTATTAATACGTTATATTTTCCTTGGTCTGATGAATTTGCCGAACCATATAACGAACTACCAACGACAACCGATCCGGAAGAATATGGCAAATATAGATTTAGCGGACCGAAGTTCCGTAATGCTCCATAATTATATATAGTCCCCTTGTTATAGAGTGTTCCATTCGTATAATTCCCGTATGGCGTGATTAACTGATTATTTGTATTACTACCATCACTTACTGTTAAACCGCTTTGACTTACAATTTGAATCCCAGAAATCGATATGCCACTATCAATAGTATCACTAGTTATTAATATGTTTAATGTTTTTACTCCTCCGGTTGTTATTCTAAACTTCATCGCAAATTTGCTCCAACCTTGCTCTATTGTGCTAAAATTCGTAATGGATCCATTACCTAAAGTAACACTGATTTTTTGAGTTGTAGAGTATCTGTTATACTCTCCCCACACATACATGGTAAGTATATAATACCCCGCCGTTGCGATTGTTATTGATTGCGAGACTGAAAACACACTTGCTTGCCCTCCATTTTCGATGGATAAATACTGATTAAATAAGGGATATTCGGGAAACATATATTCATATTGATTCACCATCATTGTAACCCCCCTACCAATATAAACGGATGGTGCTGTTCCACTTACAAGAGATAAAGTCCAATTGGTAATTGCTGTATATGGTGAAACGATAGTTGTAAAATTATCTGATGATTGTGCCGGTGTTGAAAACCCAAAATTATTTATAGTTATTGCTGTTGTGGTAGGTGTTATAGATGATGACGAACCAAACAACCCGACCGATGCGTTTATACTACCAAGAACATCGAGAGTATAAGACGACGATATATTTTTACCAATTGCGAGTTTATTGTCTATAATAGTATCTCCTACTAATTCCGTGTTTCCATTGACTTTTAGGGATACACTACCGTATGTTCCGGTTATACTGTTGGCATCGTTTATATTGGTTGATACTAATTTATTCACACTCCAAGGAAGGGTATATGCCATTGTATATCGTATAGTATATACCTATATTTTACTTTACCATTGCCCGAAATAGAACGATAGAGGAATACCCTGAAGTAAAACCGAATCTGTTAATCCACCAACCGTGACTACTCCTAATCCTGCCGATGAATTAAGAGTAATACTTGGCGCTTGTATTACATGTGCACCTGCTACTGATGATAGATTTAATTTACCAATTCCGGCAATTGTTCCGGTTATATTTATATCGACTATATCGAGAGTATCAATATTAGCATTTGTGCTATTTACGTCGGTGGAATTTACGGTGGTTGCATCCACTGTTATTGCATTTAAATCGGTTGTTGTTACGGTAGGTGCTTCCACTCCAACTGTTGCGGTAAAATTCGTTGCTATGACTTCACCCGCAAATGTAGATATTAACGGAACGGAATTTAAATTTTGCGTCTTTGTTGCCAAAGCGGCCAATGACGCAATTGTAGCTGCTGTAAATATTCCATATTCGACTTGCGTCACATATCCAGATAGATCCTGTGATGGTCCTTGCGGTCCGGTATGTCCAGTCGGTCCTTGTGGTCCTTGCGTTCCGGTTGGTCCAATTTGTCCGGTATATCCAGTTGCTCCAGTATATCCGGTTGGTCCTTGTAATCCGATTGGTCCAACAACACCTTGAATTCCGGTTGGTCCGGTTGGTCCGGTTGGTCCCGAATTTATAACTTGCGTTATTTCGAGACGAACCGTCGGGCAAGTTGGTGATGCGCTCACGTTTGGTGAAATGATTAATCCGTTCGTATTGTTTGCCTTCCAATAACACGAAACAATATCTCCAGCGCTTGCTTGGTATATAACTTCTAAAAGTAGTTGTTGCTTTACTGTGTTACTTGCTATTATCATTTGAGCCCCCCCACCGGTTAAATTTACACCATTCACTTTGAAAAATGTCTGTATTGTTGTGCTTGTCGCTGTTACGATTCCAGTATTAACAACAAGACGCATTGTATATGTTCCTGCGTGTTGAATAGTTACTTGATTTGAGGATAAATCAATACCATACGAAGACACCGAAGTAGAAATAGCTATAATTTGCTCCGTTGTTGTAGATGCTATACCCGACGAATAATCACTGAAACTCCCGAAATTACTTGGCACACCATCTAATAAATTCAATTGCTTATTTGTTATTTGTGTTGCCGTCAATATGAAACTCGGTATTGCCGGATGCACCGGCGATGTTGATGCCCCTGTAGCAACTATCGAAACTGAACTGTTGTTGGCACTCCATACCAACTCTATATAATCGTTTATCGCTAATTGTAAAACATAATTCCACGCCGGTAATTGTTTGTTGGAATTAGCGTGAGTAGAGATTGTTCCCGCTGTATCCGGAACATCGACCCCATTTTTACGTAACCATATTGTGGTCTCCGTTCCAGTTCCGGTGCTTGCTAATACTTGGGCGCTAAATTGAATATTATAGACTCCCGAGAATAGCACTCGTATTTGACTGTTATTTTGTAAGACAATAGAGTTATTGCTCGGATCGTAATTGTTAAATGTTGCCGGTGCTATAGCATTTGCTGTTGCTATGGTTTGTGTGGTTGAACTCCAAAATGATCCCCAGTATCCCGATGTAGCGCCACTCGTTATACCGTCTATTTGATTCTGTATATTACTATCAATACCTTGTAATGTGTATATTTCGTTTGCGGTTATATCTCTGTATTGATATACCCCGCTACTGTCTTGAGCGTATGGGTGAATAGCGTCGTGTATATATAAGTCATTCACGTAGAGTGCATCAATATCTTGTTTATCCTGATTTAATACATTAGGAAACGGTGAGTTGTAGTTTGTGCCTAATAGTGACATTGTATATTATATATTGCTATTTTATCGAGATACTAACCCCATTACTTCACGGTATAAATCCCGTTTTGACATATTCGGCGGTGCTTCTCCACGTATGCGTTTATATGTGTTTTCGAGTTCGATTTTATTCATTTTCGAAGGTGGTTTATATGGCGCTGTTTCCTTCAATACCTGTTTAGGGATTGTTCCGGTAAAATCCGTCGATGCGGGTAATCCAAACACCAAATCGGATTCCGCCGCTTGTTTTACACGTATAGGTTTTACTCTACTTTTTTTCGGTTTTACCCCGAATGATTCTTCTGATACTACTGACGGTTGATTGTATTGTTTTTTTGCCTTCTTCATAAAATCTGCCTGTTGCTCCATAAATACGTTTCGAGTCAATACAACGGGTTCTTCACTATCACTTCCGGAAAATCCCATCTCTCCAAAACTGCGCTCACTTGCGTATGATGAAGGTCCAAGACGTTCTACGTCGCTATATTTAAAAGTTGTTGGTTCAGGAAAACGAAATGATTTCTCACTACTACTCTCTTTTTTGGTTGATGGGGCGTCGCTTGATAAGTCCAATGTAAAACCACTACTTATAGTTGGGGGTGCTCTCGCTCTATCCTTAAACGAAAAATCACTAACGATTGAATTATTCGCCGGTTTAGAATATGGGAAATTAAAACCGGAATCCATCGTGACATCACTCGAGACATCACTCATATATGATTTAAACGACTTAAACCCGAACGACGAATCACTCTCGCTTTTTCTCGAAGGAATTAACCCACTAATACTATCTTTCGGCATTGTCATACGTGCTCGTTCGGGTTCTATAGTTGATCGTGCTATTGCTCGTGTTGATTGTTCAGGTAATGCTACGGGTGCTATTAATTCCGTGAGTGTTTCTTTTTTAGTTGGTATATCCATTATTTCTACACCTACTCCTTCTGTGCCTACAATTCCGGTGTCTTCTAAAATAGGCGTATTTTTTGGGGTTTCTGTCGGGCGTGTTATACTTCGTGCGGGTGTTCCTACATTTGGGATCATATCGCCATATTGGGTTAATGGTTGAGGGATATATATGGTTGATGGAAACTCTCGATATAATTCGACAATACGTTTTGGTGCTCTCTTCCTACGGGGTTTTGTCTTCTTTATATCGCCTATATTAACAATTACGGTTTGCTTCTGCTTCTGCTTCTGTGTTTGCTTGACTTTGCGGGGCATTATATATTGTGTCTATATTATATTTGGGGAAACCAAGGTTTCCCCTAACCCCTTCCTTAAGCGGGGGATTTCGAAGGGGTAGGGGGTAAGGGGGAACGTTGTTCCCCCTGTTTCTTAAATTTTATTTCGAGTTCGAACTTGAAAAACAACCGCTTATTCTTCACGTTTAACATTAACCAGTCGTGCGGGTTCTTGTATAGTTCCATAATATCATATATCTGATATGGTTTGTAGTCATAGAATTCTTCGAATATCTTATTCATTTGTGATTTACCCAAATTGTATGTAATTAGATTTGTCGCCATCTCACGCCATTTTTTAGGTAATTGATATATGTTCTGTGCTAATAGCATCACGCTTGTTTTTAGATGTCGCATCTTAATAATGAACCGGTTCATTACCACCTCGGCGTTCTTATCCGTTCGAAACTCTGGACCGAAATCATCGACCAAAAAAATACTATATTCTCCGTCATTTGCATGTTGTAGGCACTTACTATATATTTCTTTGAGAGTATCTACATTGTATTCGTGATATAAATGGTCTTCGTCAATATGTTTTACAAAAATGTTGTCTTTGGCATTGATACTCTGTAATGACACCTCCGGTATGATTACATAGATGTGAGAGAAGCATTTTTTAAAAGGGCCACGCAAGAGATTGATGGCAAGTGACGTTTTTCCTTGACCGGGAAGTCCGGCAATTACCGTGTATGATGTCATAGCAAAACAACACTCTACCGCCGGATATTTCGTGAGTTTCTCATCGATTATTTGGTCGCAATCCATACGAACGTTAGGCAATTTTGGCGGGATTAGTTCTATTGTCTCCATATTATATATATAACCATATAAAATATGCCGTTAAGTGAAACCTTCCTTATTAGTTTAGTAGCATCTGCTTCGGCAACATTTCTCGTGTGTGTTCGTTGGGCGTATCGTTCGAAATGCTCTCGTGTATCTCTTTGCGGGTTATTAATTGAACGAGATGTAAGAGGTGAAGAACAACTCGACATGATTGTTTCGCAAGATAGTGAAAAGCGTCATATACCAGACTCCCCGAAAAATACATCTCTACAAATGCTACGCTTATAATTTCTCCTAACATACTATACAATGAACCCAGATATTTCGCAAGAAACCGTCCGGAAATACGGTTTAACTAAACGCCCCCGAAAACTCCGGTTATACAACGCGTTAAAAGCGGGCTACGCCCGAAACCCGAAACGTGCAGCTAAATACCTGAAGAAGTTCGGGTATATAGTCGATCCGTCTTTGAGTGATTCGAGAGAGTTTATCACTGCATATTCGCCATTAGAAAATAAGGTGATACATATCTCGAATGGAACAAATCAATACTCTCCAAAGGATATTGGCACTGACTTACTTATCGGGTTAGGTTCATTTAAAGATGCCGGAAGATATAAAGACGAGAAAAACGCCCTAACAAAAGCACGTGAGAAATATAAAGACGCTAAAATCGTTTTAGCGGGCCATTCTCTCGGGGGACAAATTTTACACAATATTGCCTCTCCATCGATGGGGGATAAAGCATATACGTATAATCCGGCATATTCTATGAACCAGAAGGTAAGACCGAACTTTTATAACTACCGAACCGAAGGTGATGTTTTTTCCGCATTTGCTCCTACACAAAATACCAGAACTCTCGATAATCCACGTAATCCTATCCCACATAAACCCATACAAAACCTACTAAAGGCACACGAGTTAGAAAATATCCGGAATGAACCAATATTTTTATAGGTATATTATATAACAATGAACTACACCAAATATACTCTCGACGTTCCTATAATATATACGCAAACCGCTATTCAATTTAGCATTATTGTTAGTAATCTACAACCCAATAAAATGGCTTATATTAGCGTTTCTTTACACGATGAAATGGGTAGTGTTATTGACAACCGGTTTTTTACTCTCGAAAACGAAGATTATGCGTTATGGCAAAGTGATGATTATTTGATTCAATGGGTTAGAAATAAACTATAGGGGAATTCTTCGTTTGTTTTATATTTATACATAAAACAAATATTCATATATCTATGGGGTTACATTGGTTTCTCCATCTTAAACACTGAACGAAACGGTGCCGTCACCCTTAAACATAAACAAGATGTCAGCACGAGCAATGAAGGCAACGTTGAGGGCGTTGGTGTTTGTCTTGGCGAGGGAAAGTTCCAAAAACGAGTTTGAGACGGTTAAGTCTTGACCAGCAAGGAAGGTCGAAGTAGAGGTGACTCGCAAATCTTCGGCAAATGAGAAAGACGCCAAATTGTCAGCTGCTGTAGAAGCACCCGCCAAAATAAAACGGTTGTCATATTTATCACTCTCGGCGACCGCTGCGCCAGTTACATATGTGCAGTATGAGTTAGGGGCAAGACCGGAACGTTGTTTATAATCGTTATACTCATCGACAAATCCGGCATCTAAAGCGTGGGAATAAGCACGGGCAACTTCGGTTGTCAAGTTGATAGGATTAGGGGGGATACGCTGTTTAGACGCAATAAAATAATTAATGCTCGATGCCATGGGGCATTTCGAATCGAAAATTCCGTTCAATGATCCAGCAACTGTTTGACTGTTCTCACTGAATCGGGTAGATAGACAACGAGCACTCTTTACACGGACCGGAACTTGGATTGAGGTTTGACCGGTAGTGGCTGCGTTGATAGTTCCAAACCCAACACGGTGAGTAACGGAATGGGTGTAAAACTCGCCTCCCATACCACCAAGAAGACCGGCACTCTTGTCGTCGAGACTAATCACAAACCAATTAATAGCAAACTGATCAATGGTGACTTGGAATTTTGCGCCTGCTCCGGTTCCGTTGGAATCCGATTTGGCAAATAAAGTAATGGGGGCAAGTTGGGGGGTAGTAAGGACAATTTGAGATTTCCCTAATTTACCAAGAGGAACCATCGAGCGGGATTTAGGCCCGAACAAAGAAGACATAAGGGGGATTTCGTAACTGTAGCATTCGTTCGCTTTTGGAATAGAACCGGCGGCTGCGGTAAGAACGGAATCGATGGCGTGACCTTGGATACGGTTTTGACTTGATGTTCCAGCGTTTTCGGCAAGAAGACCTAAATGCCAATTTACGTCACGTTCTGCAGCGTTTAAAGAATATGCCATGTCTTCTGCCATTGCCAAGTTTAGAGCGGTGACATCATCGACCATTTGACCGGCAACATATGTTTGGATTCTCTCGAAAAATGAATGAGCGCTTGACTGTAAATAACATTCAATGTTAGAATAATTCGCTGTGCTCGCGACACTGGTGTTGTAATTTACTCGAAACGAAACCGTTGATTTAGCCACGTCTAAAAATTGGTTTGGACCACCGGTGGGAAGTTCGAACTGAATTGGTTGAGAACCAATTGTGACCTTTTGGTAGGTAGAAGTGGCGGTAGGCACTGACACCTCATCACTTACAATTTGTGAGATGTTGTTAGGCAAGATTTTAACCCATTGAGAAGTAACTCCGGCACTGAGAGCTCCCTCGGGGGAAGGCATCATGGTTTTTGGCAAAGCTAAAGGAATCGACATATTATATATTATAGGGTTAGACAAAAATATATTTGGTTTCTACATTGTAGGGAAACCAAGGTTTCCCCTACGACCCCTTCCTTTAATAGGGGGGTTAGGGGGGACTACGTCCCCCCATCTACATTTCGTTGTCTATTTCGGCGTTCATTCGAGTAATCAATGCCCGTTCTAACATATCGGTAAATTTCGATTTGATGGTTTGTAATTTTCGGTGAATATTCACTTTTAGACAGAGGAATGTTGTCAATCCGTTATAATCTACCAACCGCCCCTCATTGTCTAATATCATAAGTTCGAGAGTCGTTTGTGATAATGACGACAACCTGAAGTCTTGACCATCATTCCGGTATATTAGTGTAGTTGTTTGTTTGCCTATATTTGGAATACTTGCCAATACGTTCGATTGTTGAACCATTCCGTTTGGTGCTAATATTAACCCATTATACATAGTTCCACCAACCGCAACAATTTGATATGATGGTGTAGGTAGTAGATTAACCAGACGGGGCATTTCGAGAGTATATGGTGCGATTGCGGTCGATGATACAATACCGCTAAACCCTACGATATAATCGGCGGTAGATGATGCCAAGAAATAGAACGCAAACGACGAGTTCGTAAATGTATATTTGAGAGTTCGAGTGTTAAATGTTACTGTAAAATTGTATGGTGTAAGAGCACTTACTAAAAATGCTGTTAGGTCATCGACATTGTAATTACCAACCGGTATTGTTATTTTCAAGTATCCCGATCCCTGAATTTCGAGAGTATTTGTATATTGCGTTACAATGTAATTCGAATTTACCATGGATACATACGGCAAACTAATACTCACGTATTGAACTGTCGGATCGTCTTCGTAGTTGATATATGACCGTAAATCATATATGACGTGTGATTTAGCGTCACCATTTAAAACCGTTCCGCTCGATGAACGAGTGGATAAATATAAGAGTTTCGTTTCGATAAAACTCACCGGTTCGTTGTATTTGATTTCCGGTAGTTCCAATTTAGGCGGTTTCGTTTTTGGTGTTTGCGTTTCCGGAACTGGCATCTGTTATTGTATATTCTATATTGTCATTTTTTCGGGGTTCTTCATTATGATAATATACGGCGGGGTTATGTATGATTTGTTCCTCTAAAGGCAACGTCTCGCCAAACTCTCGTTTCATTTGTTCGAACTCTTCCTGTCTTGCCTTATGGTATGCCTCAATATCGGCATCTGTCCATTTATTTAATTGGCAATTTACAATGACTTCAATAACGTCATCACTGTATATGGATTTACCAAATACCGAACGTAACCGTTGGCGTAGTTCTTTTTCTTTTAAACTTGTCGTCATATTATATATATCGTTCGAGAGAAAATAAAAATGCCCCAAATAAAGAAATGGAAAACACGAGAGCAACACCTCGAAGAACGACGGCAATATTGGCAAACATACTATATGAAGAATCGAGAGTCTATTTTAGATAATCATCGAACCGGTGGAATTTATGCAAAAGTATATAACACCATAGAATATACGGATTCATCAATGAATACTCTCGAAAAAACGCCTAAAGTTCGAACCAGAAGACCGCCAAAAACCCCCCTACAACGAAAGAGAGAGCGTATTTCCCGAGACTTGGAAGAAGTTGAACGAAAAGCGTCAGCATTTAGACTAAAACTTTCTAAAGAGAGAATAAATGAGGAAAACATCGAGAGTATCGAAACGCCAATTGAACCATGAGTATGAGTCATTTGTTATGCATGAATTATACCGTAAATGGGTACGTATGATTAATGATAAATATATTCCTAAAGTTCCGGAATCGATTGTTTCTTTAGAGAATGATTTTCTTTACGTCGAGCATTAAGTCTTTCTTTATTTGCTTGATGATATTGTTTTCCATATTCACGTCTTTCCAATCTATTATTATGATAGTATTGCTTAGCATATTCACATATTTCCACTTTATTATCGACATAGTATTCTTTTGGTGTTCTTAACGGTATATATTTATTTACACATACCATTGTTTCAATATAGTGTCTCTCATGCCTATGTAGTTGTTCTTTAGTTTCACACGGGCAATCTTCGATTAAAACAATTTCGTAATTTCCCCGCTCAATAATAGATGATGATTTACACCAATTACGTTTTATAGAATTAACGTGTTCTGCTAAACGTCTGGATAATGACACTGTTGTCGAACCTATATATTGTTCGCCGGTTTCATTGCATACAATACGATATATCTTTCCGTTGTTATAGTCGGGCATTGTTTTATATCGTATTGTATCGTTTTGTCTTTATATTATTTACACCATATATATATGGATTCGGTATATGTCGTGTTTCGATTACGAGCAATTAGAGGATGAATCATATCGGCATCCCTAAATATAGTCCGTATGTATTCGTATATCTCCGGTGATACGTTCAATGCCATATGTCCTTTAGGTAATAAATTTTTATATATTTCGAGAGTCAATGGTTTATAAAATTGCTCGTTCATCTGTTTCTTCGTTCGGTATGTCGTATAATTGCTGTATCTCTCGATATTATAGTATGGGTATGAGGTTATAACTAAATCATATTTGAATTCACTATAATCCACCGCCAATGCATCTTGAAATATCATTCGTATTTTTGTATTGCTTCTACTACCTAAAAACTCACATAATCGAGAGTATGGTTCCCGTAAATTGGTGTTTGAGTCAATCCCGATATATTCCGGTATGCCATATATACATGCGCCTACGGCACGACCGCCCCAACCACTACAAGTGTCAAGACACGCCACGTTACACGGTAAATAGTCTAAAATACCGAGAGTTATAATAGGTCGAAACACCGTAGGATTACCACAATATAAATTATACGCATATTTGACTCGTTGTATGTGTGAGTTATTAGGGCGCATATCATATAATCGAGCAACACCTACCTTCGGTAAATATAGACTCTCGAAATTACGTAAAAAATCATAGAAGGATATATTGGATTTCATACGTGTGTTCAGTCGTTCGCCTAACGTGTGCCAATCACATACGAGATTCCCAACATTACTTAACGGTGACATTGTCCGCCATTCCTTCAACCGGTCATAATCAATACATACATCTGTATGATTTGATTTTAATAAATCACAAACTATACTCTCGGTTGTTATTTCCATTATAGGATATATCGAGAGATTATTTATCGCTCATCGTATAGTTCGAACTGTAAAATAACCTGATAATTTATACTATCGACACCTAACAACGCATTTGATGCACTACCATTTGCCCCAAATCCGGTTTTGAACATTTGTAAATTCAATGGGTTCGAACCGTATGGAACCGCAATGTTTTGTCCTAAAGTTTGTAGCGTATCCACCGAGAATACGTTAGTTCCGGCGGTAGGGGTGGTTGAGACTTGAATAAGTCCTAAAGGTGTTGCTCTTATAATATTACCATTGTAACGACTCGATAAATTACATACCAAAACACCTTGGAAATCTGCCTGTGTAACACTCGCACTGCCTAAAGATACTAACTGAACACGAACCTTACATTTGTTATAATTCAGGTTTTCATTATCGAAAAACTGATCCCAATTCACCAACCACGTAACATCGACTTTAGATGTGTTGTTGAATAAGGTCGGAAAGTCGCTGTATGTATTTAGATACATAGTGTATATGGTTTTGTCGTCGTCCATACTCTCGATTATTATATATTATGTGTCTATATTTTTATAAGAAACGACAACGAACCATCGGCGGTGGTGGTTGTTTCGGGGGTTCTACCGGTTTTGGTTTCGGTTTTGGTTTCGGTTTTGGTTTCGGTTTTTCGGGTTCCGGTTCAGGTGGGGGTAGGGGAACTACGTTCCCCCTAACCCCCTCCTTTTTCGATTTAGATTTCGGCATAACGAATTCCATAGGTTCGTCTTCGTCATCGTCACTCTCTAATTGAACAATTTGTATTATACGTTTCTTTTTGGGTTTTTCGAGAGTAGGTGTA